TCTTTTTGACCATCATAATCAGCTTCACCTCTAGTGCATTTAGTCAATGAATCAATAATTACATGACTAACACCAAGCTCAATTGAAGCATATCTACATAAACTAATAACTTGCCAAGCCTCTAAACTTCCAACATGATTAAATAAATAAAAATGGTCTAATTGCCATTGCATAAATTGATTAATTTGCTGTTTACTAGGAATATTTACTCCAGTTGCTTGTCTGGCCATTCTTGCTAATGTTGATACAGGTGGCATTTCTAAAGATGCCATAAGTATTTTTGAACCTTTATTAACAATATCAAGTGCTATTTGTCCTAGAATTAATGATTTTCCATGACCATTTACTCCAGCTAAAACAGTTATTTCCTTTTTTCTAAATCCTATTTTTTGATCTGCACTAAAAAAAGGCAATTTATCACCCAAAATTCCTTCTTGTCTTGTTTTAAAATATTCTAAAACTTCACTCTCAAAGTCTGACTTTTCATTTACTCGATTACGAATTTCTGAATACTCAGCATATTTATTTAAATCAATATCAACTAACATAAAGTTTATTCTCCGAATCCAACGCTAAAAGCATTTTTGTTTTTAAAGTAAGCATATGCCTATACCAAGTGAAAAAAAACTCGTCTGAAGCCGTTTTGGATTGAATTAGGTGTATTTTTTGGTCTTTAAAGAAACCACAATCATATGGTTTTGGTCTATTTTGTTCTGTATAAATACTTGGCAACAAAAAATCTTGGTCATCAGGATTAAACCAATCAGGCTTATCTCCAACAATTAAAAATATACCTTTAAATAAATTTCCACGATACAAATGTAAAAATGCTTCTTTATCACCAATCATACTGGTCTCCTTAATGATTCAAAAATATCATTAGAATCTTGTTTTGTAGTTAATTCATCTTCCCATCTTCTATCACGAATCCAGCGTTCTGCATCTTTACGATATTTAGAATCAGGTATTGCAATTGCTTGAGCTTTTGCTTTTTTAATAATTAATTCTGTAAGCACAGTATCAGGACTTAATTTATTCCATTCTCTGAAAGCATTACTTTTGCCAACTGACTTTGAATACGCTTTCCAAAATAACTCAAACTCACTCGTATATGTATTACTTCTCTTCTCTTCTCTTCTCTTCGGCGGTCTTAAGACTGTCTTAGGACTGTCTTTAGTCAGACTTAAGTCAGTCTTTTTAATAAGTATGTCATTGATTTCATTGGGTGGTTCAGGATACTTACTATTTACAAATCTTAATCTTTGTTTAAATCTAGGTATAAAAATAAACCTATCATCATTTACAAAATAAAGTCGTATTAAATCTTGATCTACAAGTTCGCAAAGCAATATTTCCATGCGATTTGATTCCATGCCACGACCAGAAAAACACCTGGTTCGCAGCGTAAAATTTTTACCTGAATAACGAGCTGTATCGTCAGCAGATAAAATCAAATGAATGTAAAGAAGTTTTGCTTCATCAGAAACCGACCAATATCTTTCAGAATTAAGAAGTTCATCTCGGATTAATCTGTCTGGCATCAATTAAATTCCATTCAAAAGACAAATTATTTGTATAAATTTTGATAATTCATTTCTATCAAGCCATGTTTTTTGTTCTACTTGACGTATCCAAAATATTGCTTTTTTTGCATCTTTAAGCTCAATTAATGGAATCTCATAGTTATAACCACCATGCGTTAATATCAAAACATCATCGTCAATTTTGAACTGATTAACATTAAATTCATCTAAAATTTTTGTATCAAAGTCAATTGCTTTAATAATATTTAACATATCAATCCTTTTTAAATAAGTCTGGTCTAAGCATTTCTTTTGTTAAACGACCATCAGAAAGTTGCTCAATGTCTTTAATATATTTCACAGGAATTTGAGTTCTATTCCATAAATACAAGGTATTAGCTCGTATATTAAGCTTCTCAGCTAATTCTCCAAGAGTTCTAAACTCCACTCTTAATAAGTCCATTGGGTTCATACAATTCCTTTACTTGATTAATAATTAACAATACTACACTATGTAAAAATATATTGCAAATCTTTTATATTAGTGAAAACACCTAGAAAATATTTGTAAAAAAGTGTTGCAAAGTGATTTTATTCGTGTATAGTAACACTTATGCAGTAAATTTAATTAACCAAGTGAAGAAAGAGAAAGTCAAAATGAATACAAAATTTCAAACAGAAAAAGATTTTTGGGCAGAAGAAGAAAAATTATCTAAGTTAGCTCACGAACTTGAATGTAAATATTGGACACCAAGTTTAAATGTTAGATTACATATTAATTTTTCAGGTGCTTTAGAAGATGCAGAACCTTTTAAAGGACAAGATGTTTATTGGTCTATTGCAATTAGTCAATTACATATTAGTTTAGCTAGTAACTTAGAAGATTATGGTATTTCTGCAAAAGGTTTAGGTTTAATTTATTAACAAGTGAAGAAAGAGAAAGTATATGAAAACATTTAAATGGACTGTAGAGTTTGAAGTTACAGAAAATTGGGTAGAAGACGGTTTTAACATTACAAAAGATAGAGCAAACGACATGATTGCCAATGCTTTGCCGTATGCTTATGGATCAGAATATAAAGCTACTGTAATTAAATCTCCAAATGCAAAGTTAATTGCAAAAGTTCAAGGAGAAACAATATGAAAACATTTATAGAGGCACTTATCCTAGCAACACTCATGTTCGTATTGCCATTAACTGTATATGTACTCAAAACAGGAGGTCTGTAATGGAAGAACTTATTGATAACCTGGTTGTTGCTGCCAAAGAATCTGCAACATTATTAGAAAAAGAAAGATGTTTCCATCTAGTCATTAACACAATTAGTAACACATTAGTACCTTGGCCAACAGATGTTGATTCGCAACTTTGGAATCAAAGAATGGATCGTCTTATTAATAAATTAATTGATGCTTTTGATATGGAGGCAAAATGAGTTACGATTCTTGGCTTACTACAGATACTCGTGAATACCACGATGAAGATGCTGTTGAAGAACGTGTAAAAGAACTTACATCAATTGGCGGCAAATATGACTACAGAACATTTGATGCTATGTATGACATGATTACGTCATTAACTGCTGAACAAGGCAAACAACTAGAAGTTTATTTAGCTGATCCAGTTGCAGATATGGCACAGTTTGGCAGATTGATTAAATGTTTAATTATTGAAGATTGCGAAAAAATGGCAGAAGCCCAGGCACGCAGAGAACAGGATGAAGAATAATGAATAAATTTTTAGAACTACGCAAGATTAACGTCAATGAAAATACCGAGAAAAAAGGCAAATTTACTTATCTTTCATGGGCATGGGCAGTTGACCAGTTACTTCAGCTTGATCCTTCTGCAACGTGGAGATACGATCAGCCAATGGCCTTTGGTGACACATTAATGGTGTTTTGTACTGTTACTGCCTTTGGTAAGGATATGACTGCTCAGTTACCTGTAATGAATAACCAGAACAAAGCTATGCCTAATCCTGATGCGTTTGCAGTTAATACAGCAATGCAGCGTTGTTTAGCAAAAGCAATAGCATTACATGGTCTAGGACTATACATTTATGCTGGTGAGGATCTTCCAGACGAAGAACTGGTTGATTTAACAGACTTATGCACACATTGGATAGACATGATTAACGAATGTTTAGACATGGATACGTTGAAATCAGCGTATGGCCAAGCATATAAAGCACTCAGTAAAGATAAAATTGCTATTGAACGTATTAGTAAAGCAAAAGATGCTAGAAAGGCAGAACTAGTATGAATACTGAAAAAGCACTTGATCGTTGGGTAATGATGCAAGATATACCTGTGACTGTTGAAGAAAAATTAGCATTTATGCTTGGATATACTCATGCTGCTGCTGATTTTATGTTAATTATTCAAGAATTGAAAAAAGAACTGTTGAGACTCAAAAAATGACAGAAGAAATGCTAAAACAACTGAATGAACAAGTATCACGTTACGCTAAAAGAATTACAGAATTAGAAGCTGAAATAGAAGCGTTAAAGAAAGAATTAGCATTACAAAGACTATCTGATATTGGTCAAGAGATTGAAGACCGAGACTCTGCTATTTACGCTACTGGTTATTGGAATGGTATTGCTAAAGGAAAAGAAAATGATTGAACAAAATACAGAAGCCTGGCATCAACTTAGATTAGGAAAAGTGACTGCTAGTCGTGTTGCTGACATCATGGCAAAGACTAAGACTGGTGCATCTGCTAGTCGTGGTAATTATTTAATTGAACTTGCATTACAACGTGTAACAGGTACTATTGAACCTATGTACACCAATGAAGCTATGGCTTGGGGAACTGCTACAGAACCACAGGCACGAGTGGCTTATGAAGTCAAAACAGGTAACTTTGTAGATCAAATTGCATTTGTTGAGCATGACATTATTGAATGGTTTGGTTGTTCACCAGATGGTCTAGTAGGTAAAGATGGCCTTATTGAGATTAAATGTCCCAATTCTGCAACACATTGGGCAACGATTAAAGATGGTAAACCACCCAATAAGTACGTTATACAGATGCAAACACAAATGGCTTGTACAGGTAGAAAATGGTGTGATTTTGTATCATTTGATCCTCGTATGCCTGAACGTAGTCAGTTGTTTATTTGTCGTGTAGAACGTGATCAAAAGATGATTGATGAAATAGAAACAGAAGTAATGAAGTTTTTAATAGAAGTTTTTGATGAAGTGCAATTGATGAAAGGTAATTAATATGGGTATTAAATATTATGTTAAAGCAGCAACATCTGAGTACACAGATAAAGATGGTAAATCTAAGAAGAA